CCAAAACTGAAGAAACATAACATTAATGTGATAAACTTGAATCCGAAATCTGCCCTCAACTGTTTCGAGAAACAAACCATTTCAACTCTGGAAAGCCGAAAAAGTAACGCAATGGTAGTAAGTTTCTATACGGAAAACACAGGCTATGAGAATGAGGCGAATAGACTTGCACAATCATTGGAGTTATTCGGGATTAACTATGATATTCAGAGTGTGACGAATTTCGGTGACTGGTGGAAGAACACGAATTATAAAGCAACATTTATGCTAGAGATGCTAAGAAAGCATCCTGAGAAGAACCTCATTTGGATGGATGCAGACAGTGTGTTAAGGAGATATCCTGAACTCTTCCACACCATCGATGCAGACATAGCCGTCCACACGGTTGACTGGAAAGATTATCCCCATATTAATAAATCCAGTTCAGAAATGCTTTCCGGAACCATTTATATCAAAAACACAGAACAAATGCACGAGTTTGTACAGGAATGGATAAACCAGATTAAGGCGGATAAACGGGTAATCGAGCAGGTCAATCTCAGGAGAGTAGTTGGGAGATACAAGGATAGGATTAAGGTTGTAAATTTACCTGCGGAGTATTGCACGATTTTCGACACCATGGCAACAGTAGCCGATCCAGTAGTAGAACAACTTCAAGCAAGCAGACGACTCAAGGGAACATTATGAAATGGGATGGAAAGACACCATTAGACCAATATGATGACGGGGTGATCCTCAACAACATTCCCCTAAATCATCCAGTAATTCTTGCATCACTTAATGTAAAGAATGTGCAGAATAGTGCTTGGTGGGGGAAAGTAGATAGGATTGTGAAGGGCTTTGATCAGAGGAAATTCCAACCCATCTACTATTGTAAAAAGTGTAACTGGATTGAGAATGGCGGACATAGAATTGCAGTAGCAAAAAAGCTTGAACGAAATATCATTTCAGTTCAAATACATAATTCCTGTATAAGTAACATGACTTGGGTACATTCGTACCGGGGAAACTGGAATCCTCCGTGGGGACAAAAGCTTCCATTTGTGGATATCGTGATTCCCACCCTCGGGAGACTTGATGAACTGGAAACATGTTTGAATCATATCTATGCTGCCCTCATTCCCCGAGTTTCCGTGCATGTTTATTTCTCTGATCTAAATGAATTGAAGAAATTCCGCAAAACTTATGGAGAAGAGGAATGGTTGAATTACTATTTTTATGGAAAAAGTGGTAAAGACTTTAACATGACAGAATTTTGGCACATCCATATGAGGAAGATGAAAGCAGATATCATGGGGTACTTTGTAAACGATCAGGAAATGGATAAAGATTGTATTAGATTTGCCATACATGAGTTCATGAAGTCATTTCCGGACGGTGATGGTGTTGTCGGGGTGAGCACGATTGCTCCAGTTGATATGGAATCTTTCGGGGAAAAGTATAAAGCCGGGGACTCAATGCCACACGTTGGTTGTGCTTTCATTGGGAAGAAATTCGCTGCTCGATTCCCAAATTTCCAGTTCTTCTGCCCGGATTACTTCCACATGTTTCCAGCCCGCGATCTCCTGAAAACTGCAAAAGAGTGGGAAAGAGTGAAGTTGAGTAAGAAGTCAAAGGTGAGGCACAGGCGAATTGGCTCATTAGATAAAAAACCGGATAAAATATTTAATTCATTACGGGATAGATTCAAGAAGAACGACTTGAAAGTGTTTAGAGCACGGGAAAAACGTGATCTCTGCTGGGGTTTAGATTGGACATTAATAAGAGAGGATGTGCTACATGAGAAAGATCGATTTAACATTAAAGTTGTTTAGAAAGGTTATGACAGGTGTAGAATCACTGACACCGAGAGATTATGATTTACTAAACCATTCAGCCTCTAAATGGAAAACCCTGAAACCCTTGGTAAACTGGAAAGGGAAAACCGTTGTTGATGTGGGCTGTCACGTTGGCTACATGATACTGCAAGCAAGGAAGCTTGGGGCAAAACACACAGTTGGAGTCGATTTCCGTTCTGATGTATTAAGTGTTGCAGAAGATATTGGTGGCATAAACCAAATGGACAGTGTTGTATTCAAGACTGCCTGGCTGAAAGACTTCCCAGTGGCATCATTTGACATAGTCATGTGCCTAGGTGTCCTACATAAATTTGAACCTTCTGACTACATTAAGCATTTGAAACAATTATGTGGCATGTGTAGGGAAACCCTCGTGATAGAGATGCAAGTATTACCGGGTAATAAGAAATACCTGAACGTGATTCACGAAGGCGGATTCTGGAAAACCCGCACACAGGTATCACCAAATTGGTTAACTAATCAAATCGAGGGGAATGGTTTTGAAATAACTAACAGGATAGTATCTAAGCTATTTCCGTATCGACAAACTTGGATAGCGAGGAGAAAGTAATGAATCCACATCATCAATCTGATTATGAGTTTAAGTTGGATAATCGTGTATTTCGAGAATGTCTGCAAGCTGTCGGTCTAATTCATGGAGATTTTGTTGAACTTGGAGTCTTCCGTGGTAACTCATTAATGGAAGTTATTAGGACAGGGAAGAATCAGGGTAAACATGTTCATGCATTCGATAGTTTTCGTGGAATGGCAGAACCGGTAAAAGAGGATATGGAGCCTGAAACCAACCATACTATATATCCAAAATGGTATTTGGATCAAGGTGGTCCTGAATACCTTATAAATAGATTATCAAAAAGTGGTTACACTGAATCTGATTATACTATTTGGGCTGGTTTCATCCCGGAAATCTTTGGCACTGTTAAAGACAAACTTACATTCTCATTTGCCTATGTAGATTTAGATCATTATAAACCAACAAAATATGCTCTTGAATGGGTATGGGAAAGGTTGTCACCACTCGGTCTTATGGTCTGTGACGACTTCTTCATATCACAACTTTGGGGAACATCAACATTGGCAATTACAGAGTTCATAGAGAAACATGTAACCGAATTTGATATCGCCAGACGTACCGGTAGAAGGATTATCTTCAGAAAGAGGTAGAAGTTATGAAACGTGAAAAGAAAGTTTGGGGTCACACGACAGAACTTTTCCGGAACAACACGACATCCACGCATTACATTGAAATCGATGAAGGAGGATACTGTTCAGAGCATAAACATGCTCAAAAAACTAATGTATTCTATATAATTGAGGGCATACTTGAAGTAACTATCTGGGATGATGCAGGAAATTACGTAGTCGAGTTGAGACCTGATGCCGGTTACGTTAATACACTACATATACGATTCGGGCAATGGCATAAGTTTCATGCTGTAACAGATGTGAAATGCATCGAGATATACGAATATCTTTATGATGGTGTTGACATTGAGAGACGTAAAGAGGGAGGGATGGATGAAAATTGACATTGTAATTCCAAGTCACAATAGACCAACAAAACTTAAAAAATGTTTGAATTCAATAATGGGAAATATGGTAAGTAAATGTACAGTTTATGTGTACTTTTCAAGTAAATTCGATATGCAATTTACTGTTATGAAATATGGTACACATCCATGGTTGAAGTACCGACTTTATGAACCTGAGTTTCACGCCGCAGAGTTCTGGAACTCTCACTTGAAAACTTGTGATGCTGACATTTTCATGTATCTCACTGATGACGTTCAGCTTCATCCGGGATGCCTGAGTACTGCCCGAACACGTTATCTACTGAACTTTCCCAATTTTGATGGAGTCTTAGGACTTAATCAGGCAAACTTTCCCCCAAACGTTAAAGCAGCACAAGGGGCATTTGGCATGATCGGGAAGAATTATTTTAATCAGTTTCCGGATAATGCCGTCTTCTGCCAAGACTTCTATTGTATGTATGTGGATAGTGAGATGGAGTTACTTGCAAGAAAGCACAACAGATTCTACTTTAGTCAGGAGGCAAAGTTGGATCATTTTCATCCGGCAGTAAATCCATCCTACATGGATGAAACGAATAAACACATTAGAAGATTTCAGGGAAAGGATGATAAAGTGTGGAAGGAAAGAAGGAGAAGGGGTTTGCTCTGGGGAAATGATTTTGAACTTATAAGGGACACACTATAATGTATTTTACTATTGTCATGCCAACGCGGGACAGACTTGATTTATTGTATAATACAATCTGTAGTATCCGGGATACTGCGAAAAACCTAAACTCATTCGAACTAATCATCATTGCTGATATCGATGACGTTAGAACCCAAGATGCAATAGCAAGTTGGTGGGGACAGTTTAATGGGATGAATATACGTTTCCTAATCCGTGAGAGAAGCCAAAACATCTCACATGATTACTATAACTGGGTATTCCTGAATAAGTCACCAGTCACTCCACAGGGAAAAGTTTTCTGGGTAATCGGGAATGACGTGGTATTCCTAACACCAGACTGGGATGAACTGGCAAGAACCTCAATTGAGAACTACCTGAAGAAACGCCCTGACCGAATCCTTTATGCTTTCCCAAAAGATATTTCGCGGAATAAACCTCACCTTTCTGAATTCAACTGGGGGTGGTTTCCTATATTAACACGTGAAACAGTGAAAGCATTGAACTATTTCATGCCGGAACAATATCCTTCTTGGGGAGCAGATGTTCTTCTTGGGACAATTTTTAGTAATAAGGAAGTTAATCGGTCATTAGAACTCCCAATCCAACTTGACCATATCTGTTATCATTCATATAAAAACATCAAACAGGATCATCTGGGGAAGAGGATGTCAGATCATTTTAATAAATTAGAGCAACGCCAGCTAAGAAACGGTTTTAGCGCCTGGGGAATTCCATTGGCAATTAATAATTTGAAGGAGGCAATACATGGAATGGTCAAATAAGAATAAGTTTAATAGTTTCAACTCTTGGAAAGGTTTACTTTATGCGGACTGGTATAAAGGGATTGTAAAGGGTAAATTTCACCCACCGGTCGAAGCCTCCCTTGATCCAATTCATGCCTGTAATCTCAAATGCCAACACTGTAATGCCCATAGATATATGAAAGGGAAAACTCCTGACCGTATGACAAATGCCCATCTAATCAACCTTGTCCAGTTCCTCGGTGATTGGGGAGTGAAGGCAATATGTTTCGGCGGTGGAGGTGAACCCACCCTCCATTCAGAATTGAAAACTGCAATAATTGAAACCAGAAAATCAGGGATGGAAGCAAGTATTGCAACAAACGGAACAAAGCTAAATGGTAACTTCCTCGATGTAATTCCACTCCTACGTTGGATCGGTGTATCCGTGGATGCCGCTACACCAGAAACATATAAGAAATTGAAAGGTGTGGATAGATTCCGGGATGTAATCGGGAATCTCATACGGGTGAGTAAGGATTCGGGTAACTGTGATGTTTCTTACAAATTCCTAATTTCCTCCCTTAACCAACATGAGGTATATGATGCGTGTAAGTTGGCAAAAGAAATCGGTGTCCGGGATTTCCATGCTCGCCCTATGGATTTTCATCATCAGGGTATGGGGAAAGAGCTAGATGGAAAACTTGCAAATGTAAATATAGATCTCGTCCTTGAACAAATGGAAAAATGTCATGAACTAGAGGATGAGAATTTCCGGGTCTTCACGGTAATACATAAATTCAATAAAGACTTCCTATCAGATAAGAGTTTTTCACAATGCTTCGGCGCCCCCTTAGTTATTCAGTTGTGTGCAGACGGGAATGTTTATTTTTGTGTGGATCAACGCCATCAGAAAGATTTCATCCTCGGACAGCATTTCCCAAACCCAAAAAATATCCTAACGTTCTGGGGAAAAGAAAGACATCAGGAACTCGTGTTCGGGGATACCCCGGAAAAATGTTTCACCCGTTGCACATTTGGTGTCTACTGTGAACAATGTGAGAAGTTGTTCTGGGATAACGAGGATCCGATGTGTTGGAGGTTTATATGAAAGTTGTAGAAAAGCGTTGGGGATGTGAGATTTGGTGGGCGAATACAAGATATTATCTTGGGAAGCTACTTGTAATAAAACCAAATATGTGTACAAGTCTTCATGTTCATAAGGAAAAGGATGAAACGATGTACGTGCTTCATGGAGGGTTGGAAACAAAGGGGGATGTAGGAAATAAGTTATACGCGGCAGGTGGAGTGTTACGGATTCTGCCATTCCAAACACACAGGTTAATTGCTGGACCAGAGGGACTTACATTAATTGAAGTGAGTACCCCGCATCCGGAAGACAGTATGAGGGTAGAATTATGAAACGAGATGCAGGTGATATTGTTGACCGGTTTGCAATTGCAACGTTGAAACTGGTAAATATATGTAAAGAAGAAAGCTGGTTAGAATATGTAATGTTCTCAAATGGTTTCATGGATTTATGTGAGAGGCATCCGAAAAGCAATCTAACTAACTATCTCTATAAGATGATTCTGATTAATCGTGAAATCTGGAATTTAGAATCCGATGTTCGACAGGGGGCACTCGATAATGACCCGACCGAAGTTGGAAAACGTGCAATTAGGATTCGAGGGAAAAATAGTATCAGGATAAATATAAAGAACGAAATTAATAAACTTGTTGGGGAAGGAGTACAGGATGTCAGGAGAAACCACCTTAGCCAAATTGAAGAGTAAAGCTAATCAAATCCGGAAAGACGTGTTGGAGATGTGCAGTCAGGCAGGCACGGGACACGTCAATAGCAGTTATTCTATAGTAGAAATACTCGTAGCACTTTATCATGGAGGAATACTTAATCATGACCCAAAAAATCCGGACAAAGATTCCCGTGATAGATTCATCCTCTCTAAGGGACAAGCAAGTCCAGTCCTCTATTGCGTCCTCGCCGATGTGGGTTATTATCCACGAGACTGGTGTGACGGCTTTAATGCAGATGGCGGGAAATTTGCTGTTCATCTCCAACATACAGTACCCGGAGTAGAACTGACCACAGGTTCACTTGGACACGGGCTCGGTGTTGCAGCAGGAATGGCTCACGGGTTAAAGCTGAAACGTGAACTTCCCTTTGTGTTCTGCATCATCGGGGACGCCGAATGTTATGAAGGAAGTATCTGGGAAACCGCTGCCTTCGCCTCCCATAATCGATTGAATAACTTAGTTGTTTTCCTCGACCGTAACTGCCTCGGCGCCACAGATTTCACAGAGAATGCCTGTTCACTGGAGGATTTTGAAGCAAAATGGGATGCATTCGGCTGGGATACAGTTCGAATTGACGGTCATTCATTTGTGGAACTTGCCCAAGTTCTTCATAATGTAAAAGGAAGATCTTCCACGCAACCTCTCATGATTATTTGTGACACGATAAAGGGAAAAGGGATAGAGGAATTAACGAATGCTCCACTCTGGCATTCAAAGACACCAACTGGTGAACAGGCTAAACAAGCAATGGAGGAATTATCATGACAATGCGAGATGCGTTCTTTCACAGTATAGTAAATCGAGCATCGATGGGGAATAAACTTGTTATTGTAACCGCGGATATGTCTGCACCTGCCCTCGATGATTTTCGAACAAATTATCCACATCGTTACATTAATGTTGGAATAGCTGAACAATCCATGATCCTCACAGCATGTGGACTTGCAAACGAAGGTTTCATTCCAGTCTGTTATGCCATACAACCGTTTGCTTCATTAAGGTGTTATGAACAGATTAAGGTGATAGCAGCCCTCATGAATATCCCAATTATGATAGTAGGTGTGGGAGCCGGATTCAGTTATGAGGATAGCGGTCCCACTCATCATGCCCTGGAGGATTTGGCAATTATGAGAATCCTCCCAAACATGACAGTTTGGAATCCCTCAAGTAATCATTTGGCTGTACGGATAGCTGATGAAGTTGGGAAAGGATTGATGTATGTAAGATTGGATAGGAAGGATCTCCCAGAAATTTATCCAAAACCAAATGATTTGAACTTTGACTCTATCAGCCATTTCGCAGATGGATTTGATGTATCTAAATGGTCAGGTTGTCATCAATGGATTGTTTCAACAGGTAACATGGTGCATACAGCACTTGAAGTAACAAAGGAAACTGATGTTGGAGTAATTGATGTGTTTAAGTTTCCTTTTGATGAAAGCAAATTTAGAAATGTGATAGGCGATGAGGATTTTGTAATTGTTGAGGAAAACAATTCTCGTGGTGGATTAGCTGCAGCAGTGTACGAAGCACTTAATAAGAAACACCGCGGCGTTCCAAGTTACGATTACGTTTATGGTGGTAGAGGAAACATTCAAAAGTTCTATGGTTTAGATAAGGAGGGAATCACAAAATGGTTATCGGATTAATTCGACCAGATAGCAAAATGCAGAACTATCAAAACCTCACATCATTATCTGCAATAGAACCTCCTCATTGGATGGCATGTAGAGTTAAAGATCTTCAACGGCTACATGATGACGTGATAATCTGGGATGCACAAGTAGATGAAGTTAGTCCAGACATGTCAGGGTGTGATGAAATTGAAATCTGGGCAACCGGAGTCCACCCGTCCGCTTGGATTCAGGAACAGGCAGGGGTAGATAGGCTCAAATTAAAAACAACGAATGTAACCATAATTGACCATTTACCCTTTGATGCAAAAAAGGTTTCCCCGGACTGGTCACTTTTCAACATGAATAAGTACCATGCTCATAACTGGCAAACTTGGGGAAGCAAACAAACGTTAGCTCCATACGGAACTGTCCATACTTCCGTTTCATGCCCATATAAATGCAAGTTTTGTACCATCCACAGTTATTATGGAACAAAGTACGCTACACGCTACATTGAATCCGTTGTAAATGACCTGAATGTTTTATCTAATTCAGGAGTGAAGAATGTCAAGGTGATGGATGAACTCTTCCTTACAAAGAAATCTGGTGACCTTCTGAAAGCAATAATAAACGAAACGGAAAATAATTTTAACATTTGGGGTTATTCTCGCGTAGATACACTTCCAGATAATTTGGGCATTGTAAAGACTGCTGGAGTTAATTGGATTTGTCTTGGCATTGAATCCGGAAACCAAGAAATCCGACAATCCATGAATAAAGGTAAATTCACAAATGAAGATATTCGTAACTCGGTAACGCGACTGAAGGATGCTGGAATCTCTGTCCTTGGTAACTTCATGTTTGGTTTCCCAGATGACACATTCTCTACTATGCAGGAAACCCTAGACCTTGCAATAGAGTTAAATTGTGAATATAGTAATTTCTATTGTGTAGTGCCCTATCCTGGAACAGAGTTGGAAAGTTATGCAAAAGAACAGAAATGGGAATTACCGAAAGAACCATCACAGTACGCTCAATACTCTTATGACTTCCTACCTCTCCCAACAAAATACTTAACCGCAAAGGAAGTATTGAAGTTCCGTGACACTGCTTGGTTGAAATATCACAAAAACACGGAATACCTGCAAATGGTTCTCAGGAAATTCGGAATGGATGTGTTGAAGGAAATCAATGAAATGACAAGCAGGAAATTGGAGAGGAAATTATTGCCTTGATTCGTTTAACTGAAAAGATCGCCGGTAGAACCGTTTGCATCCTCCTCCATGGAGCCTCTATAAAGGGTATTCCGGAACATGCATTGAATGGAAAAGACTGGTGTTATGTGTCACTAAATGATTTCATGTTTGTTGAAGCCCTGATGAAGAAAGAACTCGAAGTTGTTCTCATAACAAGTGAAGTGGAAATCGTGCGAAAGTGTGTTGATGTTGCTGTATTCTTAGACAGGAATCCAACAAATCTATTTATCACAACAACTTGGGCACTCGGGGCATTAATGGAAAAAAGTAATGGATTTGTCAAGAAATACCGGAATCAGATAATCCTGGTTCCACGTCCTCCATTCCTCCCAATTAAGGATAATGTTGCACGACCGAATTCCGTGACTATCCTTTTCCTTACTCTTGCAGATGCCGGTGTGAAGAAAATCGTGGTACTGGGCATGGATGGATGTGAATATGGGAAGTCAATAGTGGAACAAAAACGGACTTATATAAATCAGGAATTATTTGATTCACATGGAAACAGGAAGACGGCAATAATGATAGATACTATGGTGTTCAATAAACATTTTCCAGAGTTATTTAAGGGAAAGAACTGTGAAATCCTGAACTGTTCTCCGGGATCCCACATAACCGTTATCCCTCAAATAACACACGAGTGTTTGACAGAAATGTCTTGACAATAACGAAGGTTTGGTGTATCTTACAAAACGAGGAATGAATTATGGCATTGGCAGTTGGAACAAATAGTTGGGTAACTGAGGCAGAGGCAAATCTTTACTTCGATGACCGCGTTGGAATAACTGATTACTGGGTAGATGATGCAGATGAAAATCCCCGTGCACTTATCACGTCATATAAGGAACTGAATAACTGTGGGAAATACTCATTTCCCGTCGTGGCAACCCAAGTGATGAAGGATGCCCAATGTGAATATTCCCTCCACTTACTCATCCATACACCCGATCGGGCAATCCGGGAAGGCATACAAGCACAAAGGGTTGTGAAGGCAGGGATTGTAAAGGAAGAGTATCATCGAGAGGGTAAAGGGATAATTATTCCGCCCTTGGTCGCAAGCCTCCTTTCCACCTATGAACTTGAGAAACCTTTCCACATTTTCGATATTGAACGGGATGAGGAGCAGAAAACAGATTATAATGCACCGGGTAATTTAGATAGAGATGTATAAAAAGGAGAAATTATGATAAATGCACAAGATTATTTTCTAACACGATTAATTGACCTTGGTGGACTCCGAACAGGAAGTGCCGAAGTTGTAAAGACGATGTATTGCAGGGATGTGTACCTATCTTTCGGGAAAGCAGCAGGTGGAAATGACGTATTGGTGATTGAGGGAAGTCTCGACAACACGGAAGACTCCTACGATAACCTTGATGCAAACGATGAAAACGTCACCCCGACAACGGGGAAAACAACATTGTATCTCTTAGAGGGATTTCTACCACCCTATGTCAGGATTCGGAAAGTCTCCGGGGAAAATCAGATTGCAATTAAGTTGTACATTGGAGGGGTATCATGAAAGACCTAAAAGATACAACTGATGTAGCACAAATCACGGCATTGAATGATCTATCTGTAGCACAGGTGAGGGAACAGGATGATGCTTCTCTTGTTGCCTACAATGCAGCTAATGGAACAGAACTTGCAGTAGTGGACACGAATGTGGACGAGCTTCTAGTCGAGGAACAACACATCACGTCTATATTCCCAGAGGACTCAGATGAGACTGTGACATTGGTAGCCGGTACGCCTGCTAATACATGGAGTGCATGGGCACGTATAGTGGATAATATGCTAGGGTATTTGGATGATAACGCAGCTACAATGAATATGCACATATCCACCATTATGGTAGAGGACTCTTCAGTAAAAGACAAGATATATATGTTAGAGATTGCATACGGGTCGGCACATACGGTGGTGTCGAGACAACGGTATATGGCACAGAACACTAAGGTTGGGACAGTCCAACAGGCGAAGGTCAGGGCGGAACATATACCTGTCGGGGAGCTAATATATTATCGTGCTAAATGTGAAACGGCAAGTGCCACAGTACAGGTACATTTCCGTTATCACACACACGCGTAAGGGATGAATTATGCCAACGCCAAGAGAGGGAGAAGGAAAACAGAAATTCATATCACGTTGCATCCCTTACCTTTTTCACCGCGAGGGAGAAAAGGATAAAGGGCATGCTTGGCAAAAATGTAATGGGATATACGAGCAATGGTTGAAGAGGAGAAGGAAATGATTGGACCATACCTGATAAACTCTATTACACTTAAACAGTTCAAAGGGGAAGATGAATGGGGAACACCTAAAGATCGAACAAGTGTAACCGTGAAATCGAGGATTGATTATAAAAATCGACAAGTAGAGAATGAAGCAGGTGAGCTCGTTGTGAGTAAGGCAAAGGTGTTCATGCGACCAAGAACGATTACTCGAACAGGTTTTGCATTAAGAGCCACGAACACGATTGCATATGAAGACCTAATCACGGATGACGGAATCGACCATGCCATAATTCTAATTGGGAAAGCACAAGATTTCTCAGTTAGATTCCTGGAGGTATATATTGCATGAATTTTTACCTTGATACAAAAGATTTTGACCGTAAATTTACCAACTTCATGGATAACAAATCCAAAACTGCCCTTAGGGAAGGGTTAGGGAAAGCCGGAGAAGCCTTGATGAATGATATAAATTGGGAAGAACCAAAAGCTCCTGAACTCACATCTGCACTCCGCTCTGCCATAAGTGTATTTGTGAATAAGTTTCTCCGAAAAACATCTATCGCTCTCCGGAAACCCGACCTGTCTCCAGACCCAAAACTGAAACCTCTTCGCTCTTGGATGGAAACGATACCACCGAACACGGAACAGGCAGCAGTGGTGGTGAATGTACCGTATGCAGCTTTCCAACATGCAACGTATCATAAAGGTTATATGAGTAAGAAGTTATACAGTAATGCACGGAAATACTTAAAGATTATCTCTGATGAAATAAAGAAGGTTAGATGATTAAGGAATTAACAAAATACATAGATAATAATTTAGCAACCCTCACCCTTGGAACCAATTTATTCGCTGGTAAGATCCCCCCGAGTGTCGAGGGACAAGCTGTTGTAGTAGAACGTAGTGACCCGGGACTCAGAAGTGCCTCTCATGGTTTACTTGACACTGGACAAACCCCCTTTAACATTATTGTTCGGGGTGCCATGGGTGCAGGTTATCCTACTCCTGAAGCCTTAGTCAATTCAATCTTCACATTCCTTCACGGAAAAACACAAGTAGAGTTACCCGTGGCCGGGTCTGGAGTAACGTACCTCGTGAATATAGGTTGTAATGACCCCTACTATATTGGCGTGGATGATAAGAAACGTGATTCATTCATTTTACCTGTAATGGTCACGCGAGCAGAAAATTAATAGAAGGAGTATAAATTATGGCACTTGGACCATTAGGCGACATAGGACCATGCCAAATTTACTGGAATAGCACGGTAATCACTTCCCTGCTTGAAGGTGGGGCAACTTTCCGCTTTACCGGGGGAGTATCTCCCGATGTGAAAGAGGCGGAATTCGGAAATACCCCACTCGATGGTATCTTTACTGGTTATGAACAGGTTGAGTTCGAAGCACCATTTACCCGACTCACTTATGCAAATCTGGCAAAGATAATCCCCGGTGGAAGTAATTCAGGTGGTGAAAGTGGTAATGTTGCAGTATTCGCTCATATCATTGTGGGTGCAAGTTTAGTATCCCTGGCATCGGAACTAATAGTGAAAAGGATTGTAAATGGCGTTATAGATACCAGTCGGAAATACTGGTTACACATTCCACTTGCATACCCGATTCCACAATTCGACATTCCATACAACCTCAATGATCAGCGAGGCTTTATGGTCTTATTCAAATGTTATGCCAATGAAACAACTGGTTTAGTATGGCACGTTGGCGATCACTAAGATAGGAGGCAGTAATGCCAAAAATGAACATTGATGAACTCACGGAAAAAGTGTTTGAACCCATTGAGTTTACCCTTGATGGGAAAGACTACAAAATCACAACACTACCATCTGAAGCACTCGACACAATTATGGATGCAACGGAAAACCCGTCAAAAATCCGCGGTTCATTTGCTCAATTGATTGGTGGGAATGAAAAGGATTTCAAGAAAACTGATTTCCGGAAACTCGTTGCTGCCGCGGGGTTTATAATGAACGCTGTCCGAGATCAGATTCAGTCATACCAATCAAAAAACGTGCAAGGGGAAGATGTAACCCAGAAAGTGTAATTGCCAACACCTTCCCTGGTCGGTTTACATGGCAAGAATTAGAAACTATGGACCCTCGGTTGATAGCACATTTTTACGCTGAAGCCGAGGGAGTCCATCGACAGGAAATGGCAAGGACAGCACAGGCAGTGGCAGCAGGGTTCAGTGATAAGGCAGGATATGCTAATTTCATCCACAGCCTTGAACTGTCAAAGCCAAAACAGGAAGATTATGATGACACTTGGGAAATACTTAGAATGGCAGGGGGATAGAAAAGGTAATGTTTGGAATAAATGTCGGTAGAATCATTGGTTATCTGACACTCAACACGAAAGGCTGGGATAAGAAGAACCGGAGCATCAAGGCTGACCTGAAAGTTCTTGGCCGGGAAATGATGTATCTCGGAACCGCCATCACAGGTGTTATGGCAGGGACAGTGAGGGAATTTGGTACTTTTGATAAGGCTATCCGGGAAGCAACCGCTGTTACGGCAGGATTAACTACTGGTGAATTTCTCCAAATGCGGGAAATGGCAGAGGAGATGTCCATTGCTCTAAATAAGGCTGCCACGGAAACCGCAACAGGATTCTACTATCTCGGTTCTGCGGGTCTTTCTGCAACCGAACAGATGCAATCCTATAACACTGTAGTTAGCCTTGCACGTGCCCTCACAGTTGATGTTGGTGAAGCAGCAGAGGGACTCGTGGACATCATGAGAGCATTTAACATTGAATTCTCACGATCCGCAGAAGTTGGAAACACATTAACTGCCGCTATCACGACATCTAATCAAGTCTTCGGAGACTTGGACAAAGCCCTTTCCTATGTATCAGCAACCGCATCCCTTGCCGGTAACACATTAGAGGAAACATCAGCAGTGCTTGGTATCATGGCAAATGCTGGAATCAAGGGATCACTCGCTGGCACAGTATTTAGACGTGCCATCATTAATATGCTTGCTCCGTCATCTGCAATGCGAGACCTTCTACATGAATTAGGAGTTGCTGTGTTTGACATGACTGGAAAATCAAGGAAATTCGCAGACGTGTTCGGGGATGTATCTGAGGCGATTAAGGGAACCAGTGATGAATATCGAGGTATGGTGTTCCGCGTTCTCTTTGGAGTCCGAGCCATCGGTGGTATGATTAAGGTATTTGATGCGGGTCGGGAAGGGCTTCGGGATTATACGAATCAATTATATGATATGAAAACTGCCCTCGATGATGTGACGAAATGGCAAATGAAGGCGTTCCTCCATCAAATGGGACAAGTCTGGAGAAGAGTGCAGAAGCTTGCCCGAACCATTGGAGAAACCCTTGTCCCCACACTTCAGGACTTAGGAAAATGGATGGATAGGCGGGCTGTACAATTTGAAAATTGGATAGAGCAAAATAAAGAATTAACTGCATCCGTGATTAAATGGACTACTGCAATTGGAGCATCATTGATTCCACTTGGGTTACTCTTAATAGTTTTACCTAACATCGTTACAAGCATTGGATTACTCTATGCTGCTTTCACAGGACTTATTGTCCCAATTCTTTTAGCCGTTGCTGGATTTTATGCAATTCGAGCAGCTTGGGACATTTCATGGAAAGACATGGAAGGCACAGTAAACAACTTTGCTAAAGAATTTAAGGGGTTCTTGGGACTTCTCGGGATTAATTGGGAAAGCACAACCAACTTCCTGACAAGGGCATTCCGGACTTTCGTTGACTCAGTCTGGGACGGTTGGGTGAGAATAGGACTTATATTACACGGGTTGGGTCAAATAGTTAAGAAAGATTTAGGATTCAAAGCCACAGACCCGTTCATATTTTTCCGTGCTGCAGGGCGAAAACAAAAATTTGAGGTAGCAGACGAATTGAAACTAACTCTTGTGGACATGGGTATGAAGATGAAGGATTTTGCCAAACACGATGTAAATTTGTTGAAAGTAGAACTCGGGAGTCTAAAAGACAAAATTCTATCCCTAATTCCAGCTCTTGCTGAACTCCTTAACATTTTCTCAGGCAAAAGGAGAAAAGGATTCGAGTTAGACTTTGACTGGGAAAGACCAGATTGGGTAAAAGATTTATTTGCGCCTCTTCCAAAATACACTGATACGGCAACAAGTGAATTTACAAAAAAATGGAAAGAAGCAACATCAGCAGTTGCCGAAAACTTTAAGACTATGCTTTGGGGAATCGAACGAATTCAACAAGACATAGTTTCCGGGTGGGAACAAGCAATTGGGAAAATGATGCAAAGAGGATCATCTTTCGCCGATTTCATGAAAGACATTTATGATGTAATTTATCAGTCCTTTGTTGACTTTGTTTCTAAAATGATAGCACAGAACTTATTACTTATGACAATGGATGAAAAAGCACGGAAGAAATATGAAACGGGACATCCTGGAATACTATCAGGATGGAATGTGATTGAAGCTCTAACTGGCTGGCGACCACGAACTGAAGAAGAAAAAGCACAACATGGACGTTATGGAACTTTTATGGAAAAACAAGAGGAAAAGGGAGGTCTTTATACACCAGGGTTTCAAATGCCCCCATGGGAAGGAGCACAAAAGCAAGCAATTGAGGTCAAAATCACAAATCCTCCAGGGATACCATTAACTGGAACTGCCAGAACAGAATCAGGTGGTGCTGGAAAACAGGCAGTACTTGGAATTACGTTGGAATTAGCAGAAGAGGATGCAACATTTAGAGAGATATTCGTGAATAAATAAAGGAGAATCATGGCAGCTACATTTCCAAGCTTAACAGGACCGCCTTCCGGACCAGATGTACTTGAGTTCACGGATACGATTTCCACGAATCCAACTATTCGGTCTCCGAAAGACGCGGGTTACGTTCAAACCCGTGCACGCTTCACCCGGTATCCTCGTCAATGGCATATTGTATATACTGGATTAACAGTGGCAGACAGAAACGATATCCGCACTCATGAAGAGGATCGCGGCGTTGGCGGAGACTCGTTCAACTGGACGAATCCTGACGATGACGTTGCCTACACTGTTCGTTTCCTCACCAAAGTTCTATACAGGGAATGGGAACAGACCGATTATAACCGTTGGGTGGTAAGTTTCGACCTTGAGGAGGTATAATGGCGAAGACACTTCCCACAGGAATCACGACACAGAAAAATGCAATCTCCACTTCTGGTGCTTGGCTCACACTCATAGATTTATTTTACCCGGGATCCATAATACCGGATCACAGATTAGTTAATAATAATAAAGACCTCAGATATGGTAGAAACACTTATACGGCTACTCCATTATCAGTGTCACAGGTGAAGGAGAATATTCGTGGGGAACTGCCTAAGACTACATTAACGATTTTCGATGTTAATCAGGATCTCCGGGATGACCTACAAACTCATGATGGCTTCTCTGGCGGAGAAGTACAGGTTCGAGCAATCTATTTTGATAATGCAGGTAATTCCACAGAAACCAATATACTCGAATACTTTACTATCCTCGAAGTCGTGGCAACTGATGAAAGTGTTGTATTTCAAATTGGTGTAACAGCACCCCTCTCTAAACGATTCCCCCGGGACAAATACGTCTCCACAATCTGCCGTCATCGTTTCCGGGACGGCATGTGCCAATTTACTGGAGGAATACTTTCGAATACCGGCATCGCCTTCGTTCAGAGGGACAATGACTATGATTACATCTACACATTAAGTGCAAGCGATACCATCTTCTTCCGTGCTGATCAGATAATTAGAATTACTGGAAGTGCAAGTAATAATCATGATTACAGAATCAAATCTGTAACTACTAATAACGTCCTCAATCATACTTATATTAATTTTGATACAGAAGTGAATCTTATTTCTGAAGCCGCGGGTGCCGCTGTCACAATTACGGTCATCTGTGATAAAACCATTTCAGCTTGCCGAGCCAACAATAACTCCACACGTTATGGAGGCTCCCCCGGAGTCGCGGAGGGCATCTATGGATAGAAACACAGCCACAGGTTTGGGAAGTGCATGGGCACTTTTCTCAATGGTAAACCCATTAAAACTTGCAAATCCAGTAATTTATTTTGCATCAGTTGCAGTGTCATTTATACTTGCTCCATACTTTCAACCGAAAAATCAGAAAACAGATGCAGATAGCCAAAGTTACAACTGGAAGAGACCGGGAAATCTTACGGCTTCCAATAACCTTCCTATACCAGTCGTGTACGGAAAAACACGTGTTACACCTGTAATAAAGAATCAGTTTATGACAATTGGGGGAGACGGTGAATACCTGAATACCTTGTATTCATTCACTGGTCATAAAATAGACGAAATAGACGTATATGATGTTGCTTACGAAGGTGCTTATAGTACAACATCACCTATTGTAAAGTGGTCATCTCTTTATCCAGGACAAACATTCAAATGTATAAGAAATGGGGCAATTGGAAGCTGGATTCAATACATTGGCCGTACAGATCCACCCTATGACGTATTAGGAAGTTATTGGATGGTTTGGCACGGAACAGGAGCAATAACTGACATTGAGATAAATGGAAACACAATTGATGATTCTATAACAGGTAATAATGATAACATCAATTACGAGACTCGCCCAGGGCTTGCAAATCAGGTATTGATTGACGGATTCGACCGAACATATTCAAACCTGCCACAGACAACTACATTATCACTTGATTCCTGGGTAACTGTCCAAACCAGTTCACTTGTTGCCCAAAATATAGAAGTCACGGTATCTTTCCCGTCAGGATTATACGGGTATATCAATAGTAACCGCTTGGTTAAACGTGACGTTCGTATTGATTTGGTCTACCGAGAAATAGGAACTACTAGATGGTTAAGGTTTGAAGATAAAGACTGGAATCAAATACAAGGTGCGTACTCAAAATACATTAATGAATTCAATTATGCAATGAGTTACATGATTTTTCAGGAACGAATACAGCCATTTCGTGTAACTTTCAAGGCAAAACCAAAAGGTGAATATCTTGATACTGAAAAACAATATGAGATAATGATTCGGAAACGATTACCAAATGGCGAACTTGCCAATTCCGTGACTACTGTTGAATTGACAAACGTTGCAACAATCTCCTACGCCCAAGATAGTGATTCAGATGGGGAAATAGATGGATTAGTGTATCCGGGCGAGTCACTCCTTGGAATGAAAATCAGAGCAACTGAAGAACTACATGGGAGTATAGATTTAACCGGAGTCGTAGAACGCTCCACAGTAAAGGTGCATAACGGCACATCATGGGTGAACATGGATGCAAACATACACGCCTGGGCTGTATATGACATCCTTGCAAACGGGCATCCCGATCATCCATGTTACCCAAACACAACAAATGACGCAGACGAAATCATGGGTGTGTATGGTGCCGGAGTAAGTTATGAAAGGCTCGATTATGCTTCCTTCCTCACTTGGGCAAATGCCACTGGACCAGATGGGTTAGATTACGAATTGAATATCGTGTTTGATTCCTTCACAACTATCTGGGACGCTATTCTCAAAATCTGTATAGAGGGTCGCGGGATAGTATTTCCGGTCGGGTCGAAATATAAAGCCCTTCCGGACATCCCAACAGACGCAACAAACCTTTTCTCCATGGGAAATATCGATTTAGGAACTTTCAAAAAACAATGGATAGATAAGGCTAAAAAAGCAAACACGATTGAGATTACCTTTTTCGACGAAGACAGAGATTATGAGAGGTCAACTTTCGTAGTTCGAACATCCGACTGGGACACATCCACGGAACTGAAAGATGCAATTCGCCTATCCCTGAATGGGACTACAAATTACAATCAGGCAGTTGGACTTGGAATATACTATCTAAATTGTAATGAATTACTAAATCAAGCCGTTTCATTCATTTCCGATGTGGAAGCATTGGATTTGGAAGTTGGCGATGTACTTTATGTACAGCATGATACGTTGACCGGTACAGGTGGAAAGGTTGTATCATATAATGCCGGAACTGGCGATGTGACTCTGGATAAGGCTATAACTATGGTAACGGGAAAAACATATGAACTCTATATCCAACACAGTGATGGAACTATTGACCATAAATATCCGTTCTCTGGAAACGGTTCTTTCACCATTCTTACCGGGACTGGCTGGACAACGAATCCAGCTCTCCACGATAATTGGGCATTTGGAGAGACAGGAAAAGCAGTGAAGTTGTTCCGCGTTGTGGATATTTCCCGAGACAGTGAATACAAACGCATCATTTCCTGCTTAGAATATAACGAAGCAGTTTATGATTCCCGGGCAGGTGGAGACCTTGGAACAGCAAATGTCCCTAAAATTGCACCGGATCGTGACCAACCAGACCGGAAACCATTTAACACGGCATCATCCCTGTCAGTATACGAGGTGTTATCCAGAAACAGAGCAACTGGCGAATATGAATCCTCGATTAGCGTCTCATGGCAACCAGACGAGGGCGATCCCACGGGTGAATGGGAAGTTAGTTATCGGGATGTTGATGCAAATGACCCGGATTGGAAAGGTGAATGGGATACGAACATTCCATACGATAAATATGAAAGAGTTGAACATAACGGATATACATATATAAGTTTAAGTGATACTAATTTGGGAATTGAACCAGTTAATATATAGGAGGTGGCATGGATTCATACTTTAAGATTTTAGCAGAACTTTACGGGAAATTAATAACACCGGGCGGGAAAATCCTGGACTTAGGATTACTTAGTTCCAGATATATCACGGATGCTTATGCGGAATACTACATTAATTGTTTACTCGGAACAGAAACAGGTATTGCAGATTTCAAATATCATGATTCTGGAACTGGAACTACCGCAGAGGCTGTCGGAAACACCACCCTGGAAACCCCGACAGGAATAGCCCGAGTAACTGGCACACAGGTACAAGGAGCAACAGTAAAGACGTTTCAGAGTATTGCAACAATTACCTATGATGGTAATTATGAAATCACAGAATGGGGAATATTCAATGCCCTTACAGGTAACACCCTTATGGATAGAGCAGTATTTACAGCGAGATCAGTAGCAAACGGATATCAATTTCAATTCACTTACAATCATACCGCATTAAGCGGTGGATAAGGAGAAGTACAATGGCAGGACAGATGACGAAAGAAGGTCTCAGGGAATTATCTGATGCAGTCTATTTAGACAACGCTACCCCTGAAGACAAAGAAGTAATTTTATTCTCGAACGATGAAGCAATTACGGATGCAACTGTAAACGCTGACCTCACTGAAATCACAACCGTTGGTGGGGAAAAGGTTACATTGACCAAGGCAAACTGGGATGTCGCAACAGATGCCGACCCAGTGGTTTCCACGTACCAGACGGGAACTGGCGTGGTATTTAACATCACAGGCGATTTAACCGTGTATGGTTGGGCTGTCAAGGGTGTGACCAGTGACAAGATTTATGGTGC